AAGTAAACCTTATCTGTTCCCGGACTCTCAACGTTGTGGTTAGTGTACTCTAACTCATTACCTCTTATCTCCCCAGAAACTCTTAAGTTCCTATCTACATATTGATTTCCATCTGATGTCATAAAAGATTTAAAAACCAAACCTTTATACTTTCTAAGAACTGCTAACCTTCCATTATCTAAAGACACAGATACTCCACCTTCTTGCAAGGATGAGGCTGGGCTACCATTAGTAAAAGTTTGTGGTTGCTCAGTAAAATTAATCAATCTTCTTATGTCTCTAGACATTAAAATACTCTACTTTGTATTGTTCTATATTCTACTTGAATATCATTTATGTGCAACTTAGATGCATTAGTAAGAGATGTCTCTATTTTAAAAGCCATACTCTGACACCTAACCCCTCTACCATCTTCTAATTCAAATATTGCTACGCCATAAGAATCTCTAGAGCTAGTAGGTCTTACAATTACATCGTCTATACTTCCTACAAAATCGTTACTACATGATATCATAAGATACCCATCACTACTAGGAGAAAAAGATTCAGAGTGTGTGCCATTAGCTGTCCTAGCTGTTCCAGCTACTCCACCAACATTTAACTTCACATTGCCTGCTGAATAATCAGAGACTGTAAATTTTGTATTGTAAGTTAAACCAGCGTCTATAACTTCTTTATTTGTTAAAACTATAGATGGTGAACCAGTTGCTGTAAATTTAGCTTTTCTACCTCCAGAGCCATCAGATACAAAAGTCCAATCAGTTATTTCATTAGCACTAGAATCATTAAATGTATCGTTCCACCCTAACCAATACCTATCAAAGTTACCGTTTCTAAGAACATTTTCAGAGTTTTCCATAACTCCAGATGTTACATTTTTCCAACTACCTCTTTGATTAGCTCTGTAATAGACATTAGATTTAGTTATTGACTCATTATTTGCTATTGCGTTATCTGAATGTGTATACTTATAATGAACATATATCTTGTACACCTTCTTAGTTCTATGTGGTTCTGTAAAACTTAAATCGGGAGTTTGTAATTTGTAAATTTTATGGTTACCCTCGCTAACTTCCCATTTAGTAAAGTGTATTTTATTAGCTCCGGCACTACCTAAGTCAGTTGACTCAACATCGTAGCCTGTAATTAACCTACCTATACTATCGTTTACAAAATTAGTTAATGGAGGGTTAAAGGAGCTTGTAGAGTTTGGCCCTATAAGCTCAGACAATGTAAAAGAGTTGCTTCTTAAATCATATATATAAGCATCTTCGCTAACATCTGCTCTTTTCATAATTATAACTTGGTCTGTATCTCCAACATACCCAAGAGACATCTTATCAGTGTCTGAAAAAGTATCCCACTCAGAGTCATTTATCCTTCCATCTGTCACCTTATTAACTGATGAACCATCATATCTGTATACTCCGTTTCTATTAGCCCAAACAACACCACCCCTACCTTTACATACAGAATAAGGCTTAGATACTCCACCTTCCTGTATCGTAGTTTCTAAAAACCAGTTAGACGGTGAAGGTGATGATATATTTATTACTTGTAAGGTTCTTTGTTTATAAGCTAATAGTCTGTCAGCATATGACTCAAGTTTAACATAGTCTTCTCCGTCCCCCTTAACAACATCGATAAAGTTAAAATTAGGAAATAGGTCATACTTACCAACTTCACTAAACATTATTCTATCGCCATAATGTTGGAACTCTGTGTTTTCATCAGAGCTACTAGTAGCATTGTCGTCATATAAAACATTAGCAACAAATGTTCTTCTGTTGGCAACTACCGCTGTTTTATAACCTGAGCCTATCTTACCAAATGCGATTTGTTTTGTTTCGTTTGGAGAGTATCCGTTTATACTTTCATATGTATCTATATTAGGTCTCTGTGCAAATAATACCCAATGATTATCAGAGGCTGTAGTGCTAAATTCTCTATCTGCAGTGGTTGTATTTTCAGTAATTCTATACTCACCAGCCCCGTCTTGAATCCATCCTTTATACTCGTCAACTAAAGAAGCTCTAGCACCTCTTCTAATATCAATATCTACTAACAATGCCCAAGGGTCTTTAGACTCTGCTTCTCTAAAATAAACTCTACCTCCAGTGACTCTTCTTGGGTATCTATTAGTCCCATTGTCTTGTGCGTAAACATTAAGACATATCTTTTTAAATCCTTCTAAAGTTTTAGTACCACTAGCTTTTTTTATTAAGGACTCTTGCTTGCCATCGTATATAAATGTAGCACAGAACTCGTAATCACCGGGACTAAACTCACCTTCGTCATTTGTTTCGTTTATTGCAAACCCCCAACCAGAGCCAGACGTTGGGAACTCCGCTGTACCATTTATAGTTCCCTCTAAGTTAAATTCAGTTGGTGGAGCTAAGTCATTATCTTCTTCATAAAAGTTTGGCTCTATTGTTCTCCTTACATCTTCAGAGCTAGCTCCTTGATTGTATTGAAATTGATTCCTGTCTATAAAGCCATACCACCTAGGAGTAGATTCGTTTCTAAAATTAGCATCTGCAACCCTAAGAGATGAATCTATATAATAAAATACATACTCTGGTTTTTGGTCTGTGTCTAATGTGTTAATAACTGTAATTCTATCAGCAGTCCAAGAGCCTGAACTATCTGTAAAGACATCTATCTTGCTATCATCTACGTTACCCAGTGCTAATAACTGGTCTCCTACAAGACCTATTCTTTGTATGGTAACACTAGTACTTGCTGATACGTTTTCATCTGTAAGTGATTCTGAGACTTGAATAAAATTATTTACAAAATTGTCAGTTCCGCTAGGATTCCAAGTTGAACCTAAACTAGGCCCAAATGGGTCTAAGTCACTTCCTAAACCAGTGACTGTAAAAGTTCCGTTATTACTAGCAGTTCCTGAGATTTTAATTTTTACTGGAAAATTAGTAGCTGAAGAAAGTATATTATTTTCAGTCCAAAAATTGTCGTTATTAATTTTAATGGTACTACTTGCCGCTAAGAATATTATATTATTGCCATCCTTAGCACTATATGAACCAGCTCCATCAGCAGTAAATGTAACACCCCTAAGTCCAATAGCATCATCAGCTTCAAAATAATATAGTCCATATCCGGGATTTATTGATGCGGTGTGTGCATCTACCCCATTGGCTCCTAGTCTAAGTGAGGTTCCATTTGTAGCGGTACTAAAAATACTTGCAGGTCTTAACTCTCCCCTATTAGATGTATCGAAGTTAACTATATTAGGAGACTCACCTATTGCTAAATCTCTAGGATTCTTAACTGTGTTTATCCCTTGACCAAAATCGTTTATATTAATACTAGCCTTAGGCATTAATCAAGTATCTCCACGTGAACTAAGTCATCAAAGCCATTGTCTTTAACGTCACCATCGGAATCCCAGTCTCCACCCCATCTAACTTTTAGATTTAACTTATGAGCTATACCACGTATCATTCCACCCATATAATGAAAACCGTCTCTATTATCCCAATCTACTGGGTAGGGGGCTAAGTCAACTGCTTTTCCCTCCATATGTTTGGAGTACTTTACTTTCGTTGCCCCCTTAGCCAATAGCTCTTCCTGTCTTTTTCCACTACGCAATCCTTCTATTATGGTAACATCCATAATTTTTATTAACTCATTGAGAACGTTTACCAATCTAGTGTCTACGCCCTTTAATCTTTCTTTACTTCTTTTTCCAAATCTAGGCATTACGAACCTTCCTTGCTTTTCCATAGTGCTGGGTTTGTTTTTTTAGCAGAAGCCATTACTTCTTTTTAGGCTTAGAATGTTTCATTTGTACTTTAAAACTAGTAGTAAGGCTAGCACCTTTATGTGCTTTAAATTTACCACTATGCTTCATTAACTTTACTCCTCTGCCAGATTTCATCCAATGATAACCAGCAGGAGCTTTAACTTTTTTATTCATACTACCACTTTACCTTATTCGCCCAATAAGCCGCAGACATCTTACCTTTTGCTATGTTCTTTCCATGCCTTGCTTTGAACGATTTTCTTTTCATTTTCATTCTTCTAGACTCACCTGCTTTTGGCTTACCTGCTGTCTTAGCACCTTTTTCTCCAAATCTAATTAGCTTAACTTTAGAGCCTTCTTTCGCTACAACAACATGACTTTTTTTAGGATGGCTTGGAGTACGCTTTGGTTTATTATATCCAGATACACCAGCTCGGGTAAGCCTAGAGTCTTTTTTCTTTGTTTTTTTAGCAGGCATTACGCACCAATTTTTTTCAATAGAACAGTCTTAATAACTTTCCAAAGAGCTTCTAATATAGCCTTTTCTGTTTTTTCACTTATAATTGGTATGTCTATTGCTTTATTAATTTCGTCAATTATTTCCTCACCTGTTTTATCAGATAATAATTCATCTGCAATCATTTTCATTAACATAGTTAATTACTCCTTATTTGTTTTATTTTGTAAGCTAAGTATACAATAGTCATTAATCCTATTATAC